CGGTTAACTTCAATATAGGTTCACTACATTGCTATGAACGACATTGGAAGATGATGTTTGAAGCAACTGAGTACTGGGGTGATCCTAATAGAATAGCTGGTCACAAGTATATCTTGCCAAAAGATATGTTAATGAACAAGCTAATTAAAGATGGTCATGTAATAGATTCACTTATGAACAAAGATCAGGCAGATAAGGCAGTAACTAGATTCAATAAAGAGATATTAATGGGAGACTTCGTTTGAAATCAGCAAAGATAAAAGAAAAGGAAGTAATAACAGTTCTGGAAGATGCATATGATATCGTTGTAGAAAGAAAAGATGATGAACACAATGATTATGGTGAGTTTTCAGAGAGTATGGCAAGAGCTAAGCTTATCTTTCTAGGTATGACAGGTATTGATCTACCCATCCAGCATATGTATGCAGCATTAGTAGCATTAAAGTTATCCCGCGAGGGATTCAATCACAAACGAGATAATCTAGTAGATGTATGTGGTTACATACAGGGATTAGATGATTTCTACAATGGAGTAAGAAGAAATGTCCCTAGTGACGATACGGACGAGCAGTCCACAAGTTGATACATTCTTATCTGGTGTTCTGTTTATGGCAGAGCAGGTATTAGCAGGTAAGTTAGAAACGAAAGATGAATGGTTTACAGTAACTATAGATCAGGGAGAAGAAGATGTTATCACCGACGTTGAGGTTCGCGAAGACGAAGAGAGTGATAAGTCCTGAAAGGGCTCACTCATTAGATGCGGGTATAGACTTTTATGTACCAACAGATTTCCAACAGAAAGGTTTAGAACCTGGTGAAGCTGTAAAGATACAGAGTGGTGTAAAGGTTAATGTTCCACAGGGTTATGCATTAATAGCATTCAATAAGTCAGGTATATCTACTAAGCTAGGCCTTATTGTTGGAGCATGTGTAATAGACTCAGGTTATCAAGGTGAGATTAGTATTCATTTAATAAATGCAGGTAATAAAACTATATGGATAATACCAGATATGAAGATAGTACAGTACCTGCTATTACCTATAGCTGAGTCAATACCAGAAGAAGTAAGGGAAAATGAGTTATTCCCACATAAATCTACACGCGGAGCAGGTGGCTTTGGCAGCACCAATGTAGTTGGATTAAACCCAATCGATCAAGGAATGTATGATGACGACCCAAGTCCCTATGAAGGAACCTATTCAGAAGCCTGAGTCTTTTGTTTGGGGACCATACTTTGATAAGTTCTACGAACACTATCAACACTGCAGAATGGCATTAGAAGTAATGGGTGGCAAGACACCTAGTTGGATTATAAATTATATATCAGCCTTTGAGCTGACAACGAAGTACTATACGGAGATCCCAGAGTGGCAGAAGAAACAAGACAAATCGCTGACATATCTATTAAACACAGATACGGCATATTCCCCGCAACAATTATCGGAGATAGCCGTCTCAAAGCGGGCCAACTTAGATGCTTGATGTCTATATTGGCTTGGCGTAGTAATAGAACTACTAATACAAGACCTATACACTTAGAAGCTCTGCAACTGATGATGCCCATGTATACTAAGGGCAGCATACAGAACTATATGCAGGACCTTAAAGCCTTCGGTTATATTGAGATAACACCACGACCTGGTACTACCTCGATGTACACCATCTGCGATAAAGCTGATGCACATATACAGTATGAAGAAAATCGTGGAGAGCAGGTAGAGAGCAGCGCTGCTGACCAGCTGACTAGCAGTGTAGCTAGTGTAAAGAATAATAATAATAAAAAGAATAGTAGGTTTATGGCTGTGTGGTCAGCCTATCCTGAACATAGACGTAATACAGTCGCCCGCGACTCGAAGACGTGGAGAGAGTTTGGTGATGAAGCATTAGTAGATATCATAGTTGAAGACTTAGAAGCTAGAAAAGAGACTGAAGCCTGGAGAGACGAGGACGGGAAGTGGGTACCAGGACTCAGGAAATATCTTGAGAATAGAACGTGGGAGAAATCCCCAATCAAGAAGAGCGATGGCTTCTGGAAGAATCTATGAATAAAAAAAGATATAATGAGATGGCCAAGGCTCTAGAGTTAGATAACTTCAAGGTAGAAGAATATCTAAAAGGTGATGAGAAGTCTTATGTGCAGTCGCCACTAGAGTTTGCTGATGTAGCATTAGATCATTTACAAAACAGAAATGAAAAACCTGGTGGTAGACTACCATGGGATATAGATTTCAGGATCTTACCTCATACATTTACTATCTGGGCTGGGATGAACGGACACGGTAAAAGCCTTATAGTTCAACAGGTTATGTTACATCTCATGACTGGTGACTACTCATCGAGAGAAGAGAAGATACTGATCTGGTCACCTGAGATGGCACCAGTATACCAGATGGAACGCATGGCTAGGCAGATAACTGGTGATGCATTCCCTGATCCAACAGATGCAGAAGAAGCTTGGTGTTGGTTGAACAATAGAATGTGGATGTATACAAGAGAGGTAGACTGCGGACCTGATCAGTTAATAGCTGCAGCAAGGTATGCACAAGAAGAACTAGGTGTGACTCAGTTTGTAATAGATTCTTTAATGAAGGTTAACTTAGGTTCTAATGAAAGAAACCTATACTTAGCTCAAAAGAACTTTGCTAATGTGTTGGCTAATGTATGTAGAGATACAGGTATATGTATTCACCTGGTTGCTCACGTTAGAAAACCAGAGAACGAAGCTAAACGAGTAAGCAAGTATGATATAAAGGGGGCATCAGAGTTAACAGACTTAGTTGATGCAGGCTTTATGGTACACAGAAATAAGAAAGAAGAAAGAGAAAGAGAAGACGGTAATCAACCTAATGAACCACTAGCAGCACTAGAATGTTTTAAGAACAGACATGGTGGTCATGAACCGTCTTGTGGGTTAGAGTATGAAGACCAAGGTATGACATTCTTTGATCATGGAGCTACAAGTGGGAAATTCTATGAAAAGTACATCGGACAGAAAAAGACTCCATTCTGATATAAAGTATGAAATGGTCGAATGTAAAGTAAAGGGATGCTCAATTAAACACGATAAATTTTATAGCAAATGCTGGGAACACTTACATGAGAACACAGAACTGGAAAAACGTAGAAAGGCAGGCAGCAAAGCTTTTCGGAGGTACAAGGACAGGGTGCAACGGGGAGAGTCGACGAGATATAGAGCACCACGACCTCTCTATTGAGGTTAAACACAGGAAGACATTTCCTGACTGGCTGCATAGCGCAATGGAACAAGCTGTAAGGGAGGCAGAGCATCGCATCCCTATAGTTTATTTACATGAGAGATATATGAAGTTTGAAGATGGCTATGTAGTCATAAAAGCTAAAGATTTTCAAGAAATTTATGAAGCTTATGATAGAAAAAATGAAGTATAAATAAAAAATTAGGCGTGATATAATGTCTTTTTTTATAACTGGATAAATTATGAGTAAATATACTAATAAACATTTCTATCCTGAATGGATATGTAACCTGTTGACTTATAACCCTTATTCAAGGGGCAATAAGCCATCAGACATCAGTGTAACTCAGCTAATAGATTCCCCGCAGGTACTACAGCTTCGCAAAGCTCACGGCAGTGAGATGGAAGAGGATGTATCTGATAGGATCTGGGCTATATACGGTAGTGCTGTTCACTCAATAGCTGAGAATGCTAACACAGCATCATCAGATATACTGACTGAAAAGAGATACAACTATAAGTATGGTGACCACATAGTTACTGGTCAATACGATATTTATGATATGCAGACAAAAATCATCTATGACTTTAAGACTGTGTCATCATGGTCTTTAATACATGGGCCCAAACAAGCCTGGGTTAGACAGCTTAATGTGTTAGCTGATCTAATGAGGAAGAACGGTTGGGAAGTTAAAGGTTTAGGTATAGCTGCACTAGGTAGAAACTGGGATGAAAAGACAGCGATGACTAACAAGTCATACCCAGATAAAGCACTCATGATGTATGACATAGACATGTGGAGTGAAGAAGATACAGAAAAATACATCAACCAAAGATTACAAGCTCATTTCTTTAATGATCCAATATGTACATTAGAAGAGAAGTGGGCAACAGAAGAAAAGTGGGCTGTAATGAAAGAGGGCAGATCAAGAGCTGTCAAACTCTTTACATCTCACGATGATGCTAACGACTTCTTGATAACACAAAGAGATCAAGAAAAGCTAAAGATAGAACACAGACCTGGCTATAG